GCGCAAGCCCGGAGGCAATAGCCGACCGCTTATTCAAGGCTTATGAGATGCGCGGTAATGCGGACTATCGCAGCCGGGCGCGGGATGGTGCTTTGCGCTACGACGCGGACAAGGTGACAGACAAATACTGGAAACCCGCCCTGGCTGAAATGGCGCAAATGATCCTGCCGAAACTGGCGGTGAAGCCGTGAAGGAACTAACCATCCTTTGCATTACCAATGGGCGCGAATTTGCCGGGCGTTTTATCCAGCGCATGTTTGACACAGCGAACAGGATACAGGCGCGGCTAATCCTCGGCCTCGATGGAGAAAAAGCACAGGCGGCGGGCTATCCCTGCCACGCCTCAATGAACCTACAGGCGGTATCACTCCAGGAGGATGTAGCGGACGAAGCGGTCAAGGCTTGCCCGGATGGTTGGATATTACGCATTGACGACGATGAGGTAATCAGCCCGGCGCTTGAAAAGTGGCTCAAAGAAGACGGTTACCTGACGGCGAAACAAGCCCTTTACGCCTTCCCCCGCGTGTATATGTGGGGGGATGAGAAACATATCCTGGTGAATGATGGCATGTGGCCGGATTTACAAACCCGGCTGGGCTGGAAGCCGTATATGCTGGGGTACTCATACGTTCATGCAGGCAACCCCAATGGCACCGGCGCGATTGTGCCTTATGCGATTGAACATCACAAGCTGCTTGTCTTATCGCATGAGGAGCGCAAGGAAATCAGTTACAGGTACGAAAACCTACGCCCCGGCGCTGGTACTCTCCCACAGTACGCCCGCTACAACCTGCCGGAAATGTTTTATGAGGTATTTGAGACGAAGGAATACACAGACGGAGATTACCGCGCATGATTACCTTCCCACACGGCGAAACGAATGTAACCCTGGCCTGTCAAAATCGCTGCGTATCCTGTAATCACTTTATCCCTGCTCAAAAGCCGTGGTTTTGTGATCCGGCGGTGGTGGAGCGAGATTTAAACGCAGCCGCGAAGATTATGCACTTTGACGTTTATAACCTGGTCGGCGGGGAGCCGATGTTACATCCGGCGGTGGTGGATTTGATGCGCATTGTCAAAGCCAGCGGAATTACAAACCGGATGGAAATAACCAGCAACGGCCAGGCCGCCCGGAAAATGCCGGATGAGTTTTGGGGAGAACTGGATGACCTGATCGTCACGCCCTACAAGATCAATGAGGATGACAAGGCTTTTATCACCGACAAATGCCAGCGGTTTGGCGTGTATTTGCAATGGCACCCGGTCATCTTTACCTGGGCGGCTTACAAGCGGGAAAACGAACCGCAGCGGGCGCATGAACTTTACCGACACTGCTGGTATAACGTCAACCGGCATGTGATAGACGAAGGATACTTTTACCGCTGCTGCACCGCGCCGTTTATCCCATCTGTGCTAATGGGATTACCGAAAGAAACGGATGGAATTGCACTGGAAGGGCTAACGGAGGATGGGCTGCGGGAATACATGAATCAGGTGGAAACGCCAAAGTCATGCTACCGCTGCGCATCCAACTGCGGCGCTCAAATTCCGTGGCGCGAGACAAGCCGCGAAAACTGGCTTGATGAAAGTTTAGGGTGACATGACACGCTCGACCATGACCTCGCTAATAGCAGAACTGCGGCAATTGACTTACACCGGCATAAACGATTATGCCATTGGAGCAACCTATTACTGGAGTGATGGCCAGTTAGAGGATGTGCTTGACCGGCACAGCATACGCTACAACCATGTGGTTATAGCACCTGAGACGGAATGGAATACCGGCGGGGCTATCTATAAAACCTACCGCACCAACATCCCGCACTGGGAGGGGACTGCCACAACCTACTTACAGGACGCGACCGGCGGAACGGTATCAGGCGCATCCTACACCTTCGACGCCAACGCCGGGGTATTCACCTTCACGGCAACCACCGGCGGCGCGTATTACTACGTCACCGGTTATGCCTACGACCTGAACCGGGCGGCTGCCGAAGTCTGGCGCATCAAAGCGGCTCACGCCGCCATTGCTTACGATGTAAGCACGGACAACCACAATCTAAAGCGCAGCCAAATTGTTGCCCAGGCGCTACAAATGGCGCAGATGTATGACAATATGGCCGGGCCGGGGCTGGTGACATTAACGAGGTCAGATGTTTCCACAGAGTGAACTCGAAGCCTTTCGCGCCGAACTGGAATCCTTGACGCTGCCCGACACCTGCGCCATTTTATCGCGCACAATAAGCGCGGACACAATGGGCGCGCCGGTGGAAACATGGGGGACCACCACGCCATCCGTGGCCTGCCGGTTGGATCATAGACAGGGCGGGGAGCAACTACAGGGGGGAGCCATTCAACCTTATTTTTCCTACGTTTTGACGCTGCCGTATAACACGGCCATCACAGCCGCGAACCGGGTCAAGCATGACAACGTAACCTACTCAGTGAAGTCCGTAACATCCGGCTCACTCCTGGCCTGCCTGCGCTGCGAACTGGAGAAAATTGGCTAACGCCAGCGTAACCTACCACCTGGACACGCGGGAGCTGGACAAGCTCGCGGCTGCCTTGAATGGCAACCGGATGGATGTGCTAACGGCGGCTGGCTTTGAAGTGGAGCAATCGGCCAAAAAGCGCGCTCCCTACCGAACCGGGGCTTTGTCAAATTCCATCCGGTCGGAAAAGTACGATGAAAATACAGTGCGTATTTCCCCCGGGGTGAATTATGCGCCATTTGTGGAGCTGGGTACAAGCAGAATGTCAGCCCGCCCCTACTTATTCCCCGCCCTTGAAGAAGTGGTGAACGCCATCAATCAGGGCAAGTTTTGGGAAAGGTTATTCAAACGATGACAACCAGTTATAGCGTAATTGCCCCGGCGGTGTACTCAAACCTGACTGGTGGTACAGCTTTGATAACCGCCCTGGGTGGGACGGCCATTTATTCAGACGTTGCCCCGGATGCGCAAGCCCTGCCTTATGTGGTGTATTCCTACCAGGCGGGCGGGCCGGAGAATATCACGCCCTCGGATTTGCGCTCCTGCCTGGTTTATATCCGGGCTTACGCAGCCACGAGACAAGCGGCTGAAAATATCGCCTCGCTTGTCTTTGACCGCTTGAATAAAGCAACTCTATCACTAACAGGTTATACAAACTTTTGGACATCCTGCGAGAGTGATATTGCATACGTTGAACATAACCCGGCGGGGGTTCCAACCTACGTTGCCGGTGGTATGTACAGAATCAGATTTGACGAATAGGAGATAGATAATGCCAAGCTACGGTGGAACTGCTTTGAGTGTTTCGTGGGTATATAGCGGTGGAACGGTTGCCCTGAATACCGATTACCGCACCGTTTCTTATGCCCCATCGGTCGACCTGGTGGAAGAAACCGCCGGGTCCGACGTGAACAAATTGTATATTGCCTTCCAAAAAGACGGCAAGGTATCTTTCAGCGGTTTGATGCAAGCAAGCGGGACCGCCACAACCAACGGACTGGCGGAAGGCACGCCCGGAACACTGATCATCGGGCCGGAAGGTACGGCAACCGGCAAGCAGAAGATTTCCATGCCCGCCATCTCCCTGGGCGCTAATTACCAGTGGCCGTATAACGGCCTGGTTGAAATCTCCTGCGAATTCCAGCAAAACGGCCAACGCACGGATGGGGTCTACTAAACCATGCCGTATCACTTTGACTTCTCGCTGATTACGATCAAGGAATACCGCCAGCTATTCGGGGGATCGTTATCACAGGACAAAGAGGATGAACTTGTGGCAAAAGTGGCCGGGATGACCGCTGACGAACTCCAGAATATGCCGGTTCCTGAATACCGCAGGTTTCTCAAAGCCTTTGCAACCGCCGCCGCCGCGCCGGTGGATGAAAACCCTACCTAGCCCGCGCCGTCTATCTATCGCTGGTTGCCGGTGAATCGGTGCCATTTGCGCTGATTCGCTGGCAACTGGCGGAGCGGTTCGGCTGGACGTTGGAATACATAGACGGCCTGCCGTTATCCGAACTGCATGAACTCGCACAAATAGAAGACGGGCGGGAAAAAGCCAGAAAATCCCTGCTGACAAAAAAGAGGTAACACTTGGGCGCGATTGCATCCTTCTATGCTGAAATCGGTGTAGATACATCAAAGCTGGAGACCGGTCTTAAGAAAACCAAGACCGGGCTTTCTGGTTTAGCCAGTAATCTAAATAGCACGGTGCAATCCGTAACCGGTTTCAACCTGGCGCAAATCAGTGCTGCGGCGGTCATCGGCACGGTAATCAATACCATGCGCAAATCGGTGACGGAGTACATCTCCTACGCCAACGCGGTGCAGGACGCCGCCCGGCTGACTGGCACCACCACCGAAGAAATGTCGCGCCTGGTACAGGTTGCCGATGATGTACGGCTATCCCAGGAGCAA